CCGCGCTTCTTCTTGGATGCCTCGAAGGTGGGCTCCTCGAACTTCTTGTCGTCGTCCTCGCACTCAGGGTCGCAAGCGCCGGACTTGGCGTTCTTCTTCACCTTGGAAGCGACAGGGCCTTCGCCGTCAACTTCCTCGGGGGTCATGCCGGACATGCCCTGGGCGGCGGGAGCCTTCAGGCCCTTCACCTTGCCGTCGTGCATCGCCTCGGACTCGCCGTGCTCCTCGGAGTCGGACTCCTCGTAGCTCATGCCCTTCTTGGAGCCGCAGGAGCCGTACTCCATGCCTTTCTCACCCATGGCCTCCTCCTCGGAGATGCCACGCTTCTTGGCCATTTTCTTAGCGGCGTTCTTCTTGAGGGGCTCGGGGAGGTCCTTGCCCTCCATCTCGGCGGACATCACGGAGTCTTCGTCCTCCTCTTCATCCATGCCCTCTTCGCCGTTTTTCTCACCTTTGACCTTCTTGCCTTTGGTGAGGAACGCAGGCTTCTCGCCGAATTCCTCCTCGGCGGTCGCACCTTCTTCAATTTGCGCCTGGTCCTCGAGCTCCTGCTCGGGGGCGGCTTGTTGCTGTTCGGCTGTCATTTGTGAACGGGCCTCTTCGAGTTTTTCTTTAAGGAGCTCCAGCGGTCCGACGTCCCGCTTGAGTGTTGGTCCGAGCTCGTCGTCAAACACCGCCTCGGGTGAGAGCGTCGCGACGGCGAAGTCGAGAATTCCGTCTTCACCCTCCTCGTAGGCGAAGCCCTTGAGGCCCTTGACGGCCGGTGGCTGCGCGCCCAGGAGGGCAACGTGTCGGAGGGACCAGTTGCCTGGCTCGGGATTGATCTTGGAGTCTGGGGAGTAGAACGAGGCGCTGACCTTCTTGTACAGCCCGTTCTTGATGTACTCCTCCGCCATCGGCGAGAAATCGACCTCGGCAAAGAGATCGTCGCCTTTGACTTTAACGCCCTTGACCCATCCCCACGCGGGGACCTTGTCGTTATCCTCGTGGCCGATGCGAATCGGGGCCTCGTGGACGTCGGGCTGGTAGGAATTGGCGATCTGACGCAGGTCGTTCTGGGTGAACTCCCTGGTGACGCCTTGGGCCGAGGTCTGCGTCCCGGCCTTGAAGATGTGGACTTCTTTGATCATCTCAATCGGCTGGGATAGCCTCGTAACGTTTTACCCGTCCTACTGCAGGCCCAGGATCTCGTCGATTAGCGAATCGAGCTCCTCGTCTGGCACATTTTCAGTGGCGGTCTCGGCCGGGGCTTCAGCTGTCGGAGCTTCAGCATCGCCCTCCTCAGCCGGAACTTCCGGGGCGGGCTGACCTTCTTGCATGGGACCCTCTTCGGTCGGTGCCTCAGGAGTGGCTTGCTCGACAGCCGGGGGAGCCTGGGTCTCTTCGGGCTCCTCCAGTTCGACCTTGTAGGTATTCTCGATCCAGTCGCGCGTCGGGCGGAACCCGACCTTCTCGATCATCGTGCCGACGTCGGTCATCGTCAGCTTGCTGCCCTCCTCGAGCTTGAAGTCGCGGCGGATCTTTGGCGCGACGACGTTGGTGCCGAAATTCAGGTCGACGATCCAGCGGACGAGCGACTCGTTCAGCGTCTCGCAGATCAGCTCGCTCATCTCCTTGGCACGCACCTCGCGCACTTTCAGAGCGACTTCGGACGAAGCACGCGAGCCGGCGTCAGCATTGCCGGTTTCGTCCTCACCGGTGATCAGGACGTTGATCTCCTTGATGATCGAGTCGCGGATCGTGGTGAAGGTATCCGGAGAGCCGGACGGATTGATAAACTCGAGGGAGTAGCCCTCCGGCAGTACCAACGCCGTCTCCTGCGACAGGTTAGACAGGTGATCGTACAGCGTGTCGATCTCCTGCGTCGTAGCCGAGAGCGGCGCGGTGGCCACAGCCGTCGGATTGGCGAAACGATCCGAATACAGCAGCTGCGACTCAAGAGCGCGGCGCTTGAACTTCACCAGCGGATACAAGATGCGGCCAAGTCCGCAGCCGTACGGGTCACCATTGGCCTGGGACCAGTAGCGGAAGGTGACGAACTTGCGCGCAGGCAGCTCGTCGCCGAGATACATATCCTTGCGGGTCACCATCCGCATCGAGAAGCCCATGTCGGCCTCCTCGTTCTCCTCGAATCGGAAGCGGCGGATGTCGCGCATGCGCACATCGTAGGCCTTAATCCCGGAGGGCGAGCGGCGCCACATCACTTCCCCAACGGAGAAGCCGGTGATATAAGCCTCAAGCAGACCGCGGAAGATCTCGTCCATCGGGAGATCTTTCAGCTGCTCCTCGACGAACTCCTTCACCGCCATATCACCCGGCAATTCCGAGGCGGCGTCGATGACTAGGTCGCGCGACGTGATCTCCTGGGAGACCTTCAGCCACGCAGCCTGCACATTCGAGTCGAACAGCAGGCGCTGGTAGATATTGAGGGCCTGCGCGCCGCCCTTCTGCATGAGAAGGTCGTCCTGCGGGCGCACGAGCGTACCGTACTCCCCCGAGACTGGCAGATGCCCGTAGGAAATAGACCAGAGGTACGGGTCGGTCGTATATTGTGCGACCTCACCCTTGGGGACGGCCGGTATAGCAAATCTTTTGGCCATCAGATCACAAGGCTCAGTGACAGTGGCGGCTGGGGCACGCCGTTGATCTTATACGTGATTCTTACTCCATACTGCCCGGAATCGCCCTTCTGCCACGAGCCCTCGACGCGCAAATCCTGCACGCCGACGACCTGCTCGGTGATCGCCGCCGTAATCTTCGCGTTGATGGCCAGCGGGTCCATCGTCTCGAAGGTGCGGTCTTGCAGCCCGTAGTCCGCTCTCATGACTCGCTCGTATGGGCGGGTCTCCAGCACCGAGTAGATGTGCTCCGTGACCAGCTGCTCGTCCTCGCTCAGCTTGAGCCGACCGTTGACTACCTCGAGTGGATACGAGAGGCCTCGGATAAATGCCATCAGACGCGGAATCGTTTGGAGATTTCAGTGTTGAGCCTCGCCAGGGTGGTCCTCCACCCGTCGGGTTTCTCTATCTCTACGCGGCGCACCTCGTCCCGCAGGAGCGATAGCGAAGCGAAGGAGAGCACTTCAGGCTCGCGTTCTTTAACCCCCGACCGACCGTGATCGGCCAGGGCAACGGAGAGGAGGGCGTGGCATAGGTCCTCGAATCGGACGCCGCGCTCGCGCGCCTCCTCCACCAGCGATTGGCGGAGGTCCGCATCGACCTCGAAAGAGATGACTTCCTTTGGCATGCGGACCTCCGGTCAGGATCAGGCGAAGCCGTCCTGAGACAGCACCTCGGGGATGCTGCCGATACCGACGCGGACCAGGTCGATCTCGATGCGCTCGAGGGTCGGCACGGGGACCACGTAGATCTTGACGTTGACGAAGCCGTTGTCCAGGTTGCCCGGAGGGTTGTTGCGGTCGTCGCAGATGACCTGGTAGGCATCCGCGGGAGTCGCACCGAACAGGGCGCCAGGCACGTAGAACTGCTCGTACAGAGTGTTCGACGCGATTGCCCGGATCTGGTTGAACGTCACAGCCTGTCCGTCGATCACGTTGAAGATCTGGCCGTCGAAGGCCTGCTTCAGCGTGTTGTAGATCACGTTGAGGATAACGCGAGTATTGACGAACTGGTAGAGCGCCTGAGTCGCATTGCCGCGGTTGACGCGGGTGCGGCTGCCCCAGACGAACACGGGGCCGAAGAGCTCGCCGGTGTCGGGGTCGATGGTGCTGTAGCCAGGCAGCTGCCGCAGGCTGTTCATGCCGGCGGGGTTGCTCACTTCCTGCTGAGCGGAGGTGATGTTGATCTGGGTGCCGCGAGCGCCAGCGAGGCTGTACTTCACGCCAGCAGGTGGCAGGCGGAAGCCGGCAGCGGAGTCGCGGTAGCGGCGGATGGCCAGACCGGCAACGTACGAGGACGGCGCGATGAAGTACTCGACGTCGTTCTTGATGTACGGGGCGTAGTAGGCCAGGAAGCCCTGGGTCGTGAAGTACGACTGGGACTCGGCGAACAGGCGGCTGTGGTTGTCCATGCCGACCTCGAGGGTGCGGACTTGTGGAACACCGCCGTTGTTCACACCGCGGAGGGCCTCACCGATCAGGTCGGAGGAGGTCACGCACTCCCAGGTCCACAGGACGGAAGGCACATCGCCGGCGGGCTCGAGGAACTCGTTGACGATCTGCGCGCCGTACAGCGGAGTGTAGGTCGTGCCGATCTGCAGCACGGTGTGGATGAACACCTCGGGGATCGTATTGGTGAGCTCCTCACCGTACAGATCGCCGCCGTCGCTCAGGGGGACGCAATAGTAGTTCTCGTCACCAGCGAAGTCCATCGCCGCGTTCAGAGGGTTCGCGATCGCGTCCTCAGTGTAGGCGAAGGTGAAAGGGTTGCTGGCGGCGGTCACGGTGAACTCGCGGCCGGCAGCGTTGTCCACACCAGCGCCGGTGATGTCCACAGCGTTGCCGAGGGCGGCATCGGCTGCGGTCTCAGCCAGCTCGAAGGTGTTGGTGCCGGTGTTGATCACGAAGTACCGGGTGGCATCGACCAGGCCGGGAGCCAGCGTAGCCAGAGCAGCTGTGTTCACTACAACCTCGGTACCGGTCACGTAGCCGTGGTTGGCGACAGTGATGGTATCGGTGGTGGGGTTCACGTCGGCAGCGGCGACGCTGTAGACATCGATGGTACCTGGGGTCTCAGCGTAGGAGAGGCGGATGTCGGTGCTGATGTCGGCGGTGTAGAGCGTCCCGTAGGGGTCGGTCTGGCCGTTGACGATCTGCACGTTAGCCTCGTCGCGCACACCGTAGACTGCGAGGTTGCAGTCCATCTGGTACTTGCGACCGCGGGTGAAGCGCTGCACGCCGGCGTCGGTGAAGCCACCGCCTGCGACGGCGTAGGACAGCTTCTTGTAGACGCGGGTCGAGGTGGTCGTCGCGATGCCGCTGGAGGGGAAGTCCACGAACGCGCCGGAGGCGAGGTCGCTGGAGCTACGGGCCAGGCGGAAGATGTTGCGGTCGACGCGCTCGACGAAGTACACCGTGGTAGCGGTGTCGGTCGTGCCGCGGAACACGAAGTCAGGCGTACCGGACAGGATGTCGCCATCGAAGAACACGCGGTCAGCGGTCTGCAGACCGTGATCGGCAACCATGAACAGGCAGTCGCCACCGATGGTGATGATGCTCTGAGCAGGAGCGCCGAGGGGGTTCAGGATGGTGCCGGAATCCGTGCCGGCGTCGGTCAGGGGCTGCTGAGTGCCGGCGTTGGCGTTAGCCAGGGAGGTAGCCAGCTGGATCGTGTTGTCGTCGACGACGATCACGAAATACTGGTTGCCTGAGGTCAGGCCGCCGGGAACGGTCGCGCTGGGGACGGCGGACACGTAGACAGCGTCGCCGGTGCTGAAGCCGTGGGCGGGCACCAGGATCTGGTCGGACGCGAAGGTGACGTCGCCGGCGTTGAAGTACAGCAGCTGCAGGCCGCCGGTCACGATCGCCTCGGAGGGATCGGTGATCTGGCGGGTGATCGCCTTGTACTCGAACGTCTGGGTGGGACGCTGGAAGGTGCCGGGGATGTGCAGGGTGTTGAACGACGCCGGGTCGGCGCCGTTGGCGGCCTCGACGAGGTCGCTGATCTTGCCCTTGATGTCCACCTCGAACTTCCAGGCGGGGTCCGCGTAGGTCACGTTCAGCATCACGCCGCCCTGAGGGGTGCCGGCGGTGACGAGGTTGATGGACTCGTTGGAGAACGCACGGGTGCGGCTGGAAGCAACGCGGATCTGGTTGATGTCCAGGCTGTTGTCGACGTCGTTCGCGATGACGAAGAAGCCGCCTCCCAGGAGCTCCACGTTGGTGACGCCGGTGTAGACGTCAGTGTAGAGGGGCGGGGTGGGGGAGTTGCCAGGGTTGTCGCCGAGCTCGAACACGATCGCCGTGCCGGTGCCCAGAACGTCCACGGGCCAGTCCTCGGCCAGGGTGATGACCTCGGTGGACGTGTTGGCGGCGACACTGACCAGGATTTGCTGGTCGTCCTTCAGGCCGACGCGCTGACCCTCGCTGTAGAGCGAGTTGGCGCAGGCAGCGGGGTTGTTCGCCTCGTAGTTGGCCGAGGTGAACCGCTGCGGGTTGGTGTCGGTCCAGAGGTAGATGCCGTTGTCGACCAGCACCTCGTCGCCGGGGCCGAAGCCGTTGGCGGGGTCGTGCTCGATGAAGTCCTTGTACTCGTTGATCGAGGTGACGTCGAACGGGCCGCAGTCGACCAGTGCCATCCACTTGTGCAGGAAGTCGCTGCAGACCTCCTCCATCGTCGAGCCCAGGTTGACGCGCTGCGTCTTCTTGAACTGCTTGAACGCCGCGGGGGCGATCATGTAGCCGGCGGCCAGCTGCGGGTCGTTGAACGCGCAGCGGACGGTCTGGATCCAGTCGAAGACGGTCTCGCTGGCTTCGGTGACCTGGGAGATCGCGTAGCCGGCGGCCGCCAGGATGAACTGGTTGCCGGTGATGTCGTTGCTGTTGATGACCTCGACGGGCGCGTTGAACACGCGGCCTGTGATGTCGAAGTAGGCGGTCTCGCCCACGCTGTCCTCGACGCGGATATAGGCGCCGGCGTCGATGTCCGCGTTAGCGCGGATGGCGTTGGCTACCTCGTCGCGGACCTCGTTGGAAATCTTGAGGTTGTTGGACTCATCGCCGGCGATGTAGTCGACGGGGACGGTCACCTCGACGCCGAGCCACGCGCCGCTAGGCGTCTTGGAGCCGAGCTGGATGCCGTTGATCTCGAGCTTGATGAAGACCTTGTCGCCGCGCTTCAGGGAGCTGGGCGCGGATGCGCCGTTGTCCTTGTTGGCGGAGGGGTCGAAGCCGATCCGGACAATGTTGACCGGGGTGCCGACGCGGGTCACGCGCAGGTCGCCGATCGTGCACTGCTGGAAGAAAGCCTTCACAGCGAAGTAGGAGTCGAGCTCGGGGCCGCTGGTGGGCAGCTCGCCGATCAGGTTCTCGTACTCGTTCAGGCTGGAGACGAAGACCGGGCGGTTGTATGGGAACCGGATCACAGAGGCGGCTTCGGGCGCGTCCACAAGCATGTAGACGGTGTTGAAGCTGGCCGCAGCCGTGCGAGTTGCACGCGCGTCCTCATAGATAAAGGTTCCCGGAGTACCGCCGCGGGCGCCTCCGAGAGTGATGGTAGCCATTTAGGATTTAACTCCTTCTTTTGGGTTTGAACGACTGGTGGCTTCGGACGGTCCACCCGTGGTCCCCGCAGGGGCGTTCAACCACTCTGATTCCCTGTCAGCGCCTGACTGGTGTCGAGCGTGTAGCCATTGAGCCGGTTCACGTCGGCTATGGCCTCTGGGACGTAGTCCGCCTGGCGGGCCTGGTAGGCCTCGACAGTGTCCCAGGGGAATATACTCTCCGGCGTCACATTCGACGGAGAACCCGAGCGGAGGTCGATGTTTACGTCTGGTTGGATGAGTGAACCAACCGCCGGGGCTGTAGTAGTTATACCACCTAAGGATTGGATCTGCACTGGCAGACCCGGTGCCGGATAGCTACGGATGTCGTAGCCCGGATTTAAGCTCAGGAGGGTGCGGAACTCCCGAGAGTCGTTATAGTAAGTGTAGGCCACACCGTTCCAGGTGTCGCCCGCTCTAGCAACCTTGATCGCTGTCGTCATAAGAACGTCCTACTGCGGCCTTTGAAGATGTTCTTCGCGATGACCTCTGCCGCCCTGGGCAGCGATCGGTCCGGGACACCCAGCCACGGCCTCGCCACCATGCGGCTCGTGCCGTTCTGGTGGAAGGGTCCGTAGCTCACGGTCTTGGCGTTGAAGAGGCCGGTACCGCCCGGCTTGATGCGTGTTCGGTCCTGCATATTGCCGGTGCGACGCAGGATCGGCCAGCCGCCTGTTGGCTGCTTCCTCGGCGCCCACCTTGAGCCCGTATTCGGGTCGCGCTCGGCCGCCCAGTCGGTCTGGTTTTCCTCGAGCAGGATGGCCGCGATCTTGTTCTTGGACGGCTCCCACCAGTTGGTGCTGACCGTCGGTACCGTTAGCTTGAACTTGATCATCGCTTGCGGGCTGCCTTCTTGGCCTCTTAGTTCTGCTTGTCGACGAACTGCGATTGCAGGTGCGCCATGAGCAATATCTTCGACACGGGCTGATTCTCGAGCCAGTCGATTGACTGATCCCACCGCTGCTTGCACAGGTGAAAGGCCATCTCGAGCCACTGCTCGACCTTCATGATCTTCTCCTGCAGCAGCTCGGGCCCGAGCCAGTCGGTGATCGGCTTGACGTACCGGGCCGGAATCAGGTTCAGATCTTCCTCACGCAGCTCGGCCAATCGCATCAGAATCATCAGCGAGAGGTGCGTCTGCGAGATGTCGGGATAGTCGTTCTCGATGAGGTTGAAGAAGTAATAATCCCGCGGGGTCAGCTCTCTGAATGTCAAAGCGAGGCGGCCGCCGTCGACGACCACCTCGTACTTGAAATCCTCCAGGGAGGTGACCCTGATCAGTTTGGGTCCTCTTCGTCCTCGTCCGTCCCGCCGGCCTTGCCGAGCAGGTCGGTGACCTTCTTCAGGTCACGCATCTTGAGCTTCTGCAGTTCGTCGAACGTGATCTTGCCGGCGGGCGTCGACAGGCGGGTCGCCAGCTTCATCGAGCGCTCCATGTCGCCGATGTTGCCAAGCGTCTTCTCCAGGTAGAGGAGGTCGCCGGCGTTCATCTCGCGCAGCTCGACGTAGCGGCCGTTCGCGAGCTTGGTGCCGAACACCTCGTCGCCCTCCTCGAACGCCGTGGCCTCGGGTGCGTTGTCGCCCTGGCGCATCACTTTGACTCGTGGGTTGGTCTGCTCTTCCATGTTGTATCGGGTTTGTTCCCTGGTAGTTCGGTCTTACCCCGGAGGGCTCAGTTGACGGCGACCTTGATCGCCGGGTGGGGATCGTAGTCGTTCAGCTCGAAGCTATCGAGCGTCAGCTCCTTGAAGCCGAGCGGCGCGTGGGTGAGACGTACCTGGCACTCAGGTTTGGGCTCGCGCTCTATCATCTCATCGACGAGGTCGTAGCAATTCTCGTAGATGTGCGAGTTGGCGCTTGGCATATAGACGTAGCGCGCGGCCTTGCCGCTCATCATGGCCACGGACTTGAGGATGAGGGCATAACGCGCGATATCCAGCGGGAATCCGACGACCATATCGTTGGATCGGGCGGGTACCATCAGATCGAGCCAACCATCCTTCGCGGGCATGAACTGCATCGCAATGTGGCACGGTGGGCATGCCGGGTCGATGGCAGTCGGATTGTGAGTGATAACGGTCGCCTGCCGAGAGTTCGGGTGATTGTTGAGCAGCAAGACGGTATCCTTCAGCTGATCGACCGATCTGTCGGTCTCCAGCGTCTCGTTAGGCATCTCCATGCCGGGAGCCGAGGGCGGCCACTGGCGCCATTGCCGGCAATAGGCGGACGCGCCGAGCTCGCCGTTCTCGTCGGCGAGGAAGTCCCAAAAGTGCTTAGCTGGGCCAAGCGCCTCGACGTTGGTATTGAAGCCGACGTCGAAGAGGAACTCGCGGACGAGGTTCTTCCACGGCATTTTGCGCAGGCGGGTCAGCGGGAATCCGCAGCGAAGATCGGCTCGTACTGAGCAGCCGAACGCCGCTTTCGTCTCGCCGTTTCGGCCGACGAATGACTCGCCGTGGTTCATGATCTCGTACAGGTACTCGCTGTAAGCGTAGTCCCAGTTCTCGCTCTTGATGACATGTTCGCCGAAGTGAACGATGTGCGCTGGTTTCTTGCTCATTTCGCGGATGATCATTCTAGCCGTAGACTTTCTTGAGGGTTTCCTGATAGTATTTTTCCAGCTCGGGGTTGCTGTAGCCGCGCGGGAGCTGGATGTAAAGTTGAGCTGCCGACCTCATGCTCTCCTGCGCCATCGCTTTCATGCCCATGTCGTATCGCTCGTTAGCATCGTCGATCCACTCCTTGCAGTATTCGAGCATGAACCCGGGGTCCTGCGGCATGGGGAATGGCATCAGGCCCTCCGCAGTGCCTCGCGACACTTAGCTATGGCGAGTGACCCGTCGCATTCCTCATGCTCGATGCGAGCATTGGGGAACATGGTGATGTTCTCGTAGAAATTCAGGATCTGCTCGGTGTAGATCTGGTGCTCCTGCATACGGGCAATGTACTCGTCGCGAATTAGCCAGGGTGCGGCGCCGGGGTTCTCCTCTCGGACTTCCTCGACGTGGAGCGGTGCTGACCAGTGCCACGGGCGGAAGACGCCGAGGTGGACGACTGAGTCGACGGCGTCCATCAGCTCGATCTCGAAATCGATCACGTCCTCGAAGTGACCGGCATTGCGGCGGCGATGCTGCTCGAGGATATAACTGCAGGGGTAGGCTCGGTCGAAGATCGCGTACGGCTTGCGCGACCATTTCCAGTCCTGGATCGTGTCGCGATAGACATCGAAGATGTTATCGTTACCCTTGGGCGGTGGGCCGTGGTGGGCGACGTAGGTGTCTCCTTCGCCGAGCTCCTCGGCCATGGCTTGGATCAGGGTTGATTTGCCGACGCGGTCGGGACCCGAGACGATGATTAGCATGGTGCGGTTTGTCTTGATGTATTGTACTCTAGGAAGCTCACCGTGAGATCACGAACGTGCCGATGTCGTGATCGTCATGATATTCGAGGTTGAGCACCACGTCGACGGAGCTCAGCATGCGCCGCTCCTTATGGTCGTAGAATTCGATGGTCACGTAGGGGCGGTTGGCGGCCAGTTGGTGCACGGTGTAGAAGCAGGCTTTCTTCTTGCTCATTGGTCGGGATCGCGGAGGTCAAATGTTAGTTGAATCGGGTGGGATGGCGTGCACCGGACCTTGTCGAGTAGGAAGCGCTTCATCGTCTCCTGGTCGATCTCGGCAAGCTGGCACGCCTGGATCA